AACGGAATGATCCGACAGCTCCTCGGGATTGACCGTCCGCAGGTCGCCTAATGGCTGTACCTAACTACACGGATCTCTTCAACGAAGGCTTTGACGACCTAGTCACAAAGCTCTCAACGGTCGTAGGGCTCCAAATAAATAACGATCCACGCAATATCACGCCGCCTTCCTGCTTCGTCAATATTGATTCAATAGACGGCTACAACTACAATGTCGCCAAATTGAACTTCACACTCCAGATCATCACGCTCGGCCCGGGCAACCTAGACGCTCAAAAGAGCCTGCTCAATATCCTTGCCCAGATCTACGCACACAATATCGGCGTCGTATCTGGACGCCCAACAAACCTAGATATCGGCGGCTCGACGCTTCCTGCTTATGAGCTGTCGGTCGCGACTGTCGTGCAGACTGCCTAATCCACACTCTGACTCTCATTATGTGCCAAACTAAAACCAACACTTCCAAGGAGTAATCATCATGGCCACTTCCACAATCCTCTCAAATCCGCAAGTCAAGTTTGGATCCGTCGATCTCTCGGGTTGGTGCACAAGCGCAACTTTGACTCGGACTGTCACCGCGCTAAATGACACGGTCTTCGGAAACACAGCAAACACTTTCACTGCGGGTCTCGAGGATAATGAATTGAGCGTAACCTTATTTTTGAGTTACGAAGCCAGCGCTACTTACGCCACACTTGCACCGCTTGTCGGAACAAAGTTTGTCGTCACGGTAAAGCCAACGACCGCAGCTGACTCGGCTACGAACCCCGGCTTTATTTTGACCAACACATATCTTGAGTCTTTGCCAGTAATCTCGGCAGCCTTGGGAGAGTTGCAGTCCGTCGATATAACAACGATGGGCGGCGTCTACAGCGTGGATGTCACTCCGTAAATAACGGCCTTCCTTGGCCCGACGAAAGGAAACATAATGAAGATCAAACTCACGCTTACACGCGGAGACAAAAAAGAAACACTCATCACAAACCTTTTCGCGATCGCCGAATGGGAACGCCTAGAGAATCGTCGAGTATCTGACGGACGCGGAATCGGCGCATCCGATATGGCGTGCTGGGCGTACATCATGCTCGGCATCAAAGGCGAAACACTTCCGGCTACTTGGCGCGAATGGTTGAAAGCGAACCCAGATGTCGAGATCGGCGTAGAGGACTCAACTGATGTAAACCCTACGGACGCGGCTACAGGCGACAACTCGCCGAACTTGTAGTCGCGACAGGGTGGGCTCCCACTTTCTACGCTGACACCTTCGACACGCGAGATCTCACTACCATTGTCGCAGTGCTAGAAAAACAAAATAGGCAGAGGTGACATGGCTGAAGGACTCAACACAAAGGTAGAGATCTACGGTCTTAAGGATGCAATTAAGCAGCTGAACTCCGTTGAGCCGGGGCTTCGTAACCAGATTGCAAAAGACTTCCGCAATGTCGCAAAGCCTGTCATCAATGACGCGCTTGCTTTGATCCCTAATACCGTCCCTCTGTCTGGTATGGGTCGCAAGTGGACTACGCCTTCGGGCTTCAAGATGCTTCCTTGGGATGCTGGACGCAAGCAAAAGATCTCCGCAAAAATCAACACTAAAAAGGTCTCGGAGTTTCGTGGACAGATCCGCAATGTCGGCGTCTTCAACATCATCTACTCGGGCTCAACTGGGACACTCTTTGACATGGCTGCAAACGGCAGACTTGGCAGTGCACTCTCGGCGCGCTACGGCATGCGATCAAGAGTAATGTGGAAAGCAATGGAGAAGAACCAAGGCACAGTCGAGTCAGAGATGCGGAGAATCGTGGAGACTGTCATGGACAAAGTTGATCGGAATGTGGTCGAGTAATGGCATCAGTAAATATCCCAATTATTTCCGAGTTTGATGCCAAGGGCACACAGAAGGCGATCAAAGAGTTCCAGTCGCTTGAGGGCGCGTCAAAAAAGGCACAGTTTGCAATTAAAAAAGCCGCTGTCCCTGCCGCAGCTGCGATCGCAGGTCTGGGCTTTGCTCTTGTAGGCGCTACTAAAGCGGCGATGGAAGACCAAGCCGAACAGGTACAACTTGCGCTTGCGCTTGAGAATGTCACTGGCGCGACCGACGCACAGATTAAGTCACAAGAAGACATGATCACAAAGATGAGTCTTGCGTCGGGCGTAGCAGACAGCGAACTTCGTCCGGCACTGGCGTCACTCGTGCGCGGAACTAAAGACATTGAGACAGCAAACAAAGCCCTTGCGCTTGCGCAAGACATTTCAGCTGGATCAGGTAAAGACCTCGCGACCGTCTCTGACGCTCTTGCAAAGGCTTACGGCGGCAACATGAAGGGCCTGCAAGCGCTCTCGCCAGAGATCAAAGCAATGGTCAAAGACGGCGCGTCGCTCGATGAGATTATGAGTGTGCTTGGCGGATCGTTTGGTGGAGCATCCGCCGCAGCTGCCGCCACTGCCGAGGGTGGAATGAAGCGTCTCGGAATCGCCTTAGCAGAGACCAAAGAATCAATCGGTGCAGCACTGATTCCAGTAGTTGAAGCCTTACTACCGTACTTGATCGCCTTTGGTGCGTGGGCACAAGAACACACCAAAGTCTTCCTTATTGTTGCAGGTGCGATTGGTGGAATTGCCTTAACAATTCTGACCCTGAATGCTGCTATGAAAGTTTATGCAGCCGCACAAATGATAGCGAACGGCGTGGTCGCAGTGTTTAACGCGCTATTACTGGCGAACCCTGTAACGCTTGTGATCTTGGCAATCGTTGCATTTATCGCCATTCTTGCCGCGCTTTACTTCAAGTTTGAGACCGTCCGCAAGATCGTAGACACAGTATTTGATGCCATGCTCGCAGGCGGTAAAGCAGTCTTTGACGGACTCACTACCTACTTCAGCGCAATCTTCAACATCTACAAATCACTCTTCAACGGCATTGCTAAACTTTGGAATAACACAGTAGGCAAGCTCTCCTTTGAGATCCCTTCGTGGGTGCCTGCGATCGGTGGCAAAGGCTTCTCCGTACCAGACATTCCTTATCTGGCAGACGGTGGAATCGTGACAGGGCCAACGCTTGCAATGATCGGCGAGCGCGGCCCTGAAGCGGTCATCCCACTATCTGGACGCGGTGGTGGAATGGGTAACTACACGATCAACATCACAGGCGGTCTTGGCTCGAGCGCGGAGATTGGCACAGCTGTCGTAAACGCGATAAGAGCGTTTAATAGGCAGAATGGCCCTGCGAACATAGCGGTCGCCTAGTGGCTGGCGTAGCGGTAATCGGGTCAGGTAACTACGACCTTGAGATTGACACAGGCTATATGTGGGACGCCTTCACACTGGACGACGATCTCAAAGGCGAACTAAACAATACGGAATATGTGCTGGACGGCGTAAGCCAATATGCGTCGGTCATGGATGGCACGATCGGACTCACAGCGAAACGCGGACGCCAAAACACAGGCGACCAATTCGCTTATGGGACGATGAGCTTCACGCTGAACGACACTTACGCGGACGGAGTGTTTAACCCTTTTGACACGACTTCGCCTTATTACGATCCAGCGAACGATCAGCCGGGACTCGCACCGCTACGCCAAGTCCGCTTCTCGCGTTATGACTCGCTCAATGTAAAGAAATATTTGTGGGTGGGCTACATCGTGAACTACGACTACACCTTCACGCTTGGCGGCCTTGACACAGTGACCGTGAATTGCGCGGACTTCTCCTATCAGCTCGGACAGACCTTCCTTGCCGAATGGAATGTCACCGAAGAGCTCTCCAGCACTCGATTCGGAAACCTGCTGGATCTGCCAGAAGTTGCTTACACGGGCTCACGGAGCATTGAGACAGGTGTAGCGACCCTTGGCGGTGCAGCTGCTTGGACGGTTGCGAACGGAACATCAGTCGCCGCATACGCGAACAAGATCAATGAAGCCGAGCAGGGCCGAATCTTTGTGGATCGAGAAGGCACGATTACCTTCCAGAAGCGTCTCGGATCAACGCTTGGAGTCCCTATTGCAGAGTTCCACGACGACAACACAAACATCGGCTACAGCGCTATTGACATCTCTTTCCAAGCGGACACAGTCGTGAACCGCGCATCCATTCAACACGCTGGAGCATCATCGCCACAAGTCGCCGAAGACCTAGTTAGCCAAGCCGCCTACCTTGTGCAGACCGAGTCCATCACCGACTCACTTCTGCATAACGATGCCGCAGCTCTCACACTCGCCCAATACCTCATCACCGCCAATCCTGAAGCGCGCTTTAACTTTCTAGGCACAGAGTTCCCCGGACTATCCACAGCCAACCAAGAAACACTTGCGCTCCTCGATGTCGGCGACCTCATCAACATCCAAAAATCAATCACAACCTCGGCAGGCCCAACACAATTCGCTCAAGATCTCACCATTGAAGGACTCGAGCACCGACTCACCTTGTCAGCTGGGCACGCAGTCACCTACTACACAGCACCAACAACGATCGTTTATGAGCTCATCTTGGATGACATTGTGTATGGCACACTTGACGAAGAAAATGTCTTAGGATAGCCACATGGCAATTCAGACCTTTACCGCCGCGCAAGTCCTCACCGCTGCACAGATGAACGCTTTGCAAGCGAACGACTACAACCAAACAGTCTCCGCAAAAGTTGCTTCCTACACGCTTGTTGCCGCCGACAAAGGCACTCGAATTACGATGTCAAACGCAGCCGCAACAACGATCACGGTAAACACTTCGCTCTTTGCAGCTGGCGATTCTTTGCGCATTCAGAACATTGGCGCAGGTATTTGTACGGTTACCGCTGGTACAGCAACAGTTACTAGTTCAGGCCCGCTTACTATTCCTCAATGGGGCGGTGGACAACTGTTTTTCACTAGTGCGTCGGCGTCAGTTTGGTTCCCTGATGCACAAACAACAGGCTTAACTTTTATAGCGTCAGTGACTCCAGCAGGCGCGGCTTCAATAACTTTTACTAATTGTTTTTCTGCAACCTACAACAGTTACTTAATGGTTGGTAATGCTTGGACTAGCGCCGGCGCTGGCGCAGATTGTTATTTAACGATTAGTGGCAGCACAGGGTCAACCTATAATTGGGGCGGTTTTTACACCAACTATTCGGCAACTACCTTAAACGGATACCGTGCAGCGGCAACCAATTTAGGTTTTAACATGGGTCTAGCGTCAACTCTTACAAACGGTTTTACAACTTGGATTCGTAACCCTTTTGCGGCAGCCGAAACAACTTTCAGTAGCCAATTTGCCGCACAAGGTAGCACCGCAGCAAACGGTTACACAATGATAAGCAACGGATATGACAGCAACACAAGTTCTAGTGCTAGTTGTACAATTGCATTAAGCGGCGGCACAACTTTTACAGGCGGAACAATTAAAATCTACGGACTGGCTAACTCATGACATACAAAGTACAAATTGACGATATGGTGCGTGACGCGACGGCAGAGGAAACCGCCGTATTAGACGCACGAAAAGTTGCTGAAGCAAAAAAAATTAAAGATGAATTAGACACAGAAACAGCAAGGCAAGTTGTACTTGACAGGCTAGGAATTACAGCCGATGAAGCCGCGCTACTACTTGGCTAGCGTCATGCTTGCAATAATCCCGATGGCTTGCTCAACAACACGAAACAACGCAGGCAAAAAAACTGTACGCAACAGCGCACTCATTCAATGCACAACAGCCGACAGATGTGAGGCCGCTAATGGCTAGGGAAAAAGCAGAAATAGAAATCTTGCATGCGCGCATGATCGTCTTTGTAGGTTGCACAATTGCAGTGACTTTTGCACTAACCGTCATCGGCTTTGTTTATGGTCTGCTCTTCGTAACCCAGCCACTTGAGCAATCACCGAATGACGCGCAATTCATAGATCTACTTTCAACGCTGACAGTTTTTATGACTGGCACACTGTCCGGTCTAGTTGCCGCTAACGGCCTTAAACGAAAGCCTGCCGATGGCAGTCCTACCAGCACTCCCTAACATCCCAAACTCCAGACCGTACACAGGCAACTCGGACGGAGCCGCAGCTGGCCCGCGCGCAGGAATGGACGAATGGATCCGACAGGCGATCAAATACGGCAACGGCGCCTTCTGGAATAACGGTAGCTGGGGCGTAAGAAATATGAGGGGATCCGAATCGCTAAGTGTGCACGCCACCGGGCGCGCGGTAGATCTTTCATATCGCAAGTCAGAGCAACATCCGAACGCCAGTCGCAAAGGATCAATCGCCTTCTTAAACATTGTGACAGCTAACGCGAACGCGCTCGGCCTTGAATGCGTACTTGATTACATCGCCCCGTTCGGAAGAGGCTGGAGATGCGACCGACAGAAGTGGCAAAAATACACTAAAGAAACCATTCACGGAGTTCCGGGCGACTGGCTTCACTATGAGATCACGACGGCTATGGCAGACTCCGCAGCCCTTGTCAAACAAGCCTTTCAGAGAGTGTTCGCCGAAATCCCCCAATAGCGCGCACCGATCCTCTATGGTCGAAGTACCGACGATAGGAGTACAAAACATGACCGAGCCGAAAGTCTTTATCTACGAAGTCGGTAGATGCAATTTAGACAACGGACAAGAAATCCTTGTCCAGATCTTTCGCCACGAAGACACCCACAAAATCATCCGCGCACAGATTGCCTTCCGCACTTTGGCGGGCGACAGTTGGGGCGTCCCTACAGAATTGGACTTTGCACAATGAGCTATTTTACAATCAAAATCTTTGCATGGGTAACTTTAGGGCTTTGCCCTTTTGTGCTTCTCTGGGACGCTTCTGAAGCGCCTGAAGGCATATCTAGGGTCAGCGCCGAGACCGCCTACGCCACCATTCCATTAAGCACTTTGCCAGTTGTAGTTACACCCCCTGTCACTACGCCTGTCACGGCTTGCGCTGAAGCTTTAGATCTTGCCTTGAGCGTGGGATGGCCTGCCACCGAAACACCGACACTCTTACGAGTGCTCAAGCGTGAGTCAAATTGCACGCCAAGCGCGTTTAATGCTCGAGATACCAATGGCGGATCTTACGGTCTCATGCAGATCAATGGATTCTGGTGCACCCCTTCGGCATACTGGCCTCAAGGATGGCTACAAGCAAAAGGAATCTTGACAACATGCGATCAATTACTAGAACCAAAAACAAACCTCATTGCAGCTCTCGCAGTGTGGCATAATTCTAAATGGAAACCTTGGAACCTTCCAAAGTGACCGAAGAGCCCTATCCCGAAATTGGTATTACAGAGGAGACCCGACGAATGTATCCCGATAACTACACCGACAAACTAGGCAAAGTGATGAGCAACATCATCGACGACATTGTGCGTCCTAATCATCAAGCTGCACCAAAACATTCTCATGACATTCTTCTTGATGAGTTGTCAATCATGTACGAAGCAAACATGACTATCGCAAATGAGCAAGCGCGCTTTAATGCGTCAGTGATTCGAGCTGCGATCAATGTGATCATGACATGCACAAAATAATCTGCAAGAAATGCGGACTAGAGATGCACGGCACACCGCACGCAACTAACCCGACCAAGATTCTTTGGAGTCACCCAGACCTCAAAGCATGCAAGAAAGTAAAGCCAATCAAATGAACGACCTACAACTCTTCGCACCGACACGCGGACTTGGTGCATACCGAGAAGAATGTGCCATAGACCGCAACACAGTCATCATCTCACCCAGCGCAAAACCGACTTCTGCAAGTGCAGCTCTAAACGCCTTGCCCAAATCAGGCTCAAAGCGTAGGCGCGTCTATGAGTATCTCAAGCAGACAGGCGGCGCGACAGACGAAGAGATCGAGCGCGCACTGGGCATCTCTGGCAACACTGTCAGACCCACCCGGGGCTCCCTAGTCAAAGACAAGTTTGTCTACGCCACCGATCTAGAGCGTCCAACGCTTGCAGGCAACATGGCGATCGTATGGAAGGCGCGCTAATGGCACACTTTGACCTATC